ATTATAGTCTATGGTAGAATCATATCTAACAATATCATCCTGTTCAACTTTGGTAAAAGCAAGCATTTGTTCTTGAAATATTAAAGTATCTGATCCTTTACCATAGATTGTTTGAGATCCTACTCTTTTACCAAAATTTCTTCCAGTATAATTATTTATTTGAATTCTAGCTAATCTTTCAGCAGTTTTTAATCTTTCATAAGGAAAATAATCTATATCAGAAGACTCAACGCCTAAACCAAGTTCGTCTACAATTTCTCCAGGACTAGCGTATGGTGTTTCAACATTTATAAATTCTTTTTCTACAACTTCATCAGAATTCTGTGTATATGACCATTCAATTAATAAAACTCTATCAATATATGTATCTGATGGTTTTAATTGAAAAGAAAAATGACCATCGTCATCTTCTACATTTGTTGCAGTTCCAGATCTAATAACTGTATTCGTATCAGCATCTTTAATGGTAACAATTACGTTTCCATCGGGATCTGTTGGAATCTGATCGTTTAAAATTATCAGATCTGCAGTATGTAAAGAACTATTAGCTACTTCTATCAAGCTTAGTCCTCCTTATGAATAAAATTCTTGTATTTCCTTTGGTGTTGCCATTCTAAAACCATCTTCATTGTCAAAAATTAATTGTGCATCTTTTTCTGACATTGCTACAAATGGGTGCTCTCTTGTAAAAACATGACCATATGTTTGATAAGATGGGTTGTGCCTTTCCATTCTAACTAAAACTGTGTCTTTATTCTTTTTTGACTGGGACTTTGGTTTTACTTCTTCAATCTCTTCTTTAGAATCTTCAACTTCATCCCTCTCAGCATTTGCAAATGATGTATACATATCAAATGTAACACCTTCTTCTAGCAAAGATGCTAAAATTTCTGTTTTTGTTTTAGAATCAGAAATATCAACACCAAAACTATCTGCTACTTGCTTTAGTTCATCAACTTTCATACTATCAAAAGACATTATTTACCTTTCTATCAATAACAATTATATCAGAAAAACAATTAGGGGAGGGATTTATCCCTCCCCTAATTATAGTAGCTAAAGTTACGATGCAACCTTAACGTTCTTGACAACAACGTGTGCGTCAAGATTTTCAATTGCACAACCAACACGGATGTAGAGTGTATCCTCAATCGTATCCTTCTTTGGTTGGAATAGACGATATACAGTAACATCACGCTTGATACCAACAATGAAGTTTTGTGGGAAGGTCAGGTGAACATCACCATGATTTCCCGATGCACCGCTATAGGTACCAGAACGTGTTTCGTCCATAAGTGGAACGTTAACAACTGGAATACCGAAAGCGAATGGCGTTGTAGAACCAGGGGCTCCATCTGGACCAGCAACTTGACCACGAATAACGCCAGAAGCGATATCGAATGGAGAAGCAGCTACGTCAATCAAAGCATACAGGTAATCCTGTACGAGATTTGATCCAGCAAAGAATCTTAGTTGGTTACGACGTTGCTTATACTTACGTGGAAGAGCCTTGAGTGCGCTGTTGAAAACAGAGCTCTTAAGTGTATCTCCAGCAGCATCAACAACATGACCGCCAGCAAGAGCCTTCTTGCGGAAACCATCAAATGCAACTAGAAGACCATCATTGGAAGTAGTATCACCATTGATCAAAACATCCTCAACGTCATTGCCAGCTTGTGTTGCCATAAGTCTTGCAATGTGATCTTCAAGATCTCCACCCTCAAGGTTGTCTTCAAGCGATTCGCTTGAAAGCTCCCAATCAAGGCGAAGCTTGGTGGTTGTTAACGAAACCTTTGAAAAGGTTGCGCCAGTGTTTGTATAGCCTGATACATAGTTCTGCGGAGCACTTTCTGTAGCGACACGCATGATTCTTTCACCTACAGCAACCTTATCAATTTCAGTGGTGTTGGAGCGCATACGGATAGTACGAGCTGCCTTTGCAAGGATAGTTGCATCCCACATGTAATCAATGAAGCGATTTGCTTGATCAGGATAAAGGAGACCATGACCATTTGTATTGGTGGTCGTTGCGTCTGAACCGAGATTAGTTGTATCAATTACTTTCTGTAACAATTCATTACTCATTTATTTTTCACCTACCTTCTTGATTTTATTATAGATCTTGGACACCGAGGAAGTGACCTTTCCAGATACTATTTGATTTCTTTGTAGTCTCCATTGAACCTGAATCCAGGTCGTTGGACTTCTTAACGGCAGATGCTGATTCTAATGCGTCAATACGCTTTGTCATCATCTGCATATCTCTCTTGCAATCCTCAATTGCTTTAGAAACTTCATCATGTTTAGCAGACATATCATCAATATTTTTTGTCATGTCTGACTGCATTCTACTAATAATTTCTTCAACAGAGGCAACGTTTGCACCAGTCGAATCGGCTGCCTTTGCTAGACCTTCAGAAATAACAGCCTTAAGGTCATCAATCATTTTTGCAAAATCTACGTCTTCAGAAATTGAATCTTCTGTGTCAGATGATTTTTCAATTGTTTCATTTTCATCATCTGAAGTAATAATTGATTGTTCTACATCGTTATTTTTTTCAACAACTTCTTCTGTTGCGGAATCTTCAACAACTTCTTCGACGGCAGTAGGAGCCTCTACAATATCTTCTACTGACTTAATAAGCTTGTCTTCCATATCATTACCTCCTTTTCCTTTTGAAATATAATCGCCAACAACTTTTGAAATATCAGAAGAGTCTTCGACCCAACCAATATTTTTCATTGTTGAATTACACATGTCGCAACTTTTTTCTTCAGAATTATCTGCAATAGCTATTTCATCTGATTCACAATAAAAAACATTTTGTGTTTTAATGGTTGTTGCCATACCAGTAATATTAAATCCAATATCACTTTTTTGAATTGAAAAAATGTTAGCTAGTTGATTTGCTGGATTATCTACCAATGAAAGTTCTACTAAATCATAATCTTTAAT